CAGCCACCAGTGTCAGCGTGTCGGAGGTGCTGTCCGCAACCACACTGCTCTGGCCAGCGACAGCAATCGTGCTGAACAGGTTCTGGTCGCCTGTGTTCGTTCCGCTCGAGGACCCGCTGATGGTTCCAGAGCCGCTAATGGTGACGCCGTTGAACTTGCCAGCCGTGATGTCCCCGGTCGTGTCTGCAACAGTCGCAGCCGAGTTTTTTATCAGCTTTCCAGTCGTGCCGTCGAACCTGGCAATCGCGTTGGCTGTGGAGCTAGCAGGTCCGGCAACATCTCCAGCACCAGCAGGGACAGCCCAGACACCGTCACCACGCCAGAAGGTCGCGGAGCTCGCGGACGTTCCACTGTTGAGGTTACCGACCGGAAGGTTCCCAGTGACGTCAGTGACCAGGTCGATCTGATTGCGAGTGATGGTCTGTCCCGCGATCGTGATGTAGTCCGGAGTGCCTGCCAGTGCGACGTCGCCGCTGTTGGTTCCGCTCAGTGTTCCAGATGCCCCGTCGGCAATGACGATACCAGAACTCTGCAGCGTTGAGCCTCCAGATCCATCAGCTCGCAGGATTGCGTTGTCCAGGGCGCCTGTGCTGCCGCCGATACCTCCACCGCCTCCGCTTCCGTAGAGCTCAGTGAAGTTGTCGTTGCACTTGTCGAACGCGTCACGCAGCGGATCACCCGTCCCGTCGTTTGCGGTTGTCCCGATGTTGATGATCTGCTGCGGCATAAATCAGTACGTTTTGCTGAACCTCTTGTTGGTCCCGGAATAGCCGACCTGCAAGCGTGTTCCACCTGACTTCACGCGGACTTCCGGATTGTCGCGCTCGACCTCACGGAGGAACTGTTTATCACGCCAGCACTCGTAGCCGAGCTGTTGTCCCCAGTGATGGTAGAGCGTCGGGTCCACTCGCATCCGCAACTGCCCGATGCCGTCGATGGATCTGTGGACTTGTTCAGACTGCTTGGCGATCCGGCGTTGGTGGACTTCGGCGTTCACCAGTTCGCGTTGATAGCCAGTCTTGAGCTCCTTGAGGATTGCTCCGTGGAGATGTTCAGGAATTCCGTCGAGTACGTTGTCGATCATGTTGGTAGATAGAAAAAAGGGGAGCACCCACCACGTTGGCAGATGCTCCCCGTTGAGTGATTGATTAGGTCGCGCCGTTGAACATGCCCATCCCCTGCGCATTTTTTACCACAAGTCCCGCGATAGTCTGGACTAACCGAGCCGGGCCTCCGCCAGCATCAGGGAGATCCTTGACCTCGGGCAGCTTGGCGTAGCGAACCTCGACCATGTCGAAAGGAATCACGTATCCCTTGGAAGCCTGGGTATCGAGAGTCGATCCACTCTTGCCGCCAATCCACACGGACGGGTGCAGAACCAAGGTGCCAAAGTCTCCAACGAAAATATCGATGGAAGACTTGAACGTGTCGGCGCTCAGATCCTGGTTGAAGGTCCGGACGCTGGTCGCAGCAATCGAGTTGCTGTTGGCAGCCACCACGGAAACGCCAGCCGTCAGGTTGGTGAAGGCACGCTTGAGGGTCGTGCCGACGATCGCGTCGTAGGTGCGGTACGTGCCAGTGGCTCCGTAGATCGCAGTCAGGACGTTCTGAACCGTGCTCTCGGTGAGGTTGGCAGTGGTCGTGGTCGTGACAGCGCCGGAGGCAGGACCGTAGTTTCCGCCCGAGTATGTGGCAGGAAGGCCAGGACTGCCGGAAGCCGGAGTGCCAGTCAGCCAGTTTCCGAGCGACGATGTGAGGTATGGGCTGCCAGAATCAACGCTGCCACTCTCAAGCTGGGCGGCCTGGTTGGTGCAGCAGAACGTCGCCTCCATGTCCCGCTTGATCTCAATGAGCTTCTTGCTGATGCCGTTCGCAAGCTCGTCGCTCACACCAGCGACATTCTGAGTCTCGGCGATGAAACCGATCCGCAGGTCGCGACGGAACGCCTGAGCGTAGTTGGACTGACGAGCGCGGTTGGCAACCGGGTTCGAGGCGCTAGAGACAGTAACATCTTTACCGTCCATCACACCGGCAAGAACCGGGGCCGAGTACGAGTCAACTTGCCAGTCGAAACGCATATTTCCCAAGTCCTTCGATTTAGGAGCTTGGCTGACAAACGGGGTGCTCTTCGCATCGACAATCGCGATGTAGTCCGCGAGATCTTCGCGAATGGCAGACCCGGATGAGTTCTGGTTGACCTGATTTTGCTGAAGCAGTGGCATAGTGTTTCCTTATTTGAGAATCGTTTTCTGAAGCAACTTCGACAGTTCGGCACTGGATCCGGTCTTCAGGAAGTTCCGTTTCGCAACCAGAGCGTCATTGGTGGACTTGTCAGTGCGGACTGGACTCGCCTTCGGAGCTGATGGCTGCTTTGGAGCCACTTTGACAGGGGCCTTTGGGGCCTTTGCGCTCTTCTCTCGTTCCATCCGCATCTTTCGTCCTTCCAGGAAGTCTCCGATCGCAAGCTGATAGTCGGGGAAACTCGCAAGCTGCGGCATCTGCCTCAGTACCTGCTGCGCCTCCGCGTACGTCTGATTGCTCCGGTCCTTCCACCAAGGATACGATGCCTCGGCAACTGGCTTGATCTGCTTGTAGTTGTTCAGGAACTGGTGCCTCGTCGGAATGTGAACATCGAGTGCGTCTTCCACCTTGCGGCGAATGCTCTTGATGTCCTCCGCGCTGTACTCTTTCCCGCCAATCTCGCAGCCGTCGGCGTTGTCCTCGCACCATCGCTTCAATTCACGGGCCTTGCGGTACTCATCACTGAGCTTCGTCTCGTCCCAGATGTCAGCGAACGGGTTGTCGGCAACGACTGATGTCTGCGGTGCAGATGCCTGCTGCTCGAGGACTTCCAGCTTGGTCCTGGCGTCATTCAACTCGCGCTCCAGGGCTTCCGCCTTGGCTGCGGCCTCCTTACGTTGGGCCACTAGCTTGTTGATCCGCTTCTGGACTCCAGCCGGTTCGTCGTCCTCTTGCTCTTGTTGCGGAACAGTTTCCTGCTCCCCGGACTCGTCCACGGTCGTCTCCTCACCGTTCTCAGCAGTCTCGGGCGCTGACCCCTCGGCAACCGGCTCATCCGCACTCGCAGCGGCTGGTTCCTGTTCCTCGACTGGTTCCTTCTGCTCGGGCTCGGAGAACCTCTGCTTCAGGAGTTTTGCCAACGCCGACTCGTCGAAGGTGAGCGGGTTGATTTGCTGCGCCGTGTTTTGGGAGGGTGTCGCTTCCCCAGTATTTGTTGCTTCCATGCGTTTTAGGCCCTGCAAGTCGGGCTATAAGTCAGGGTTTTTATGGAACCCAGAAACCAGTTACCCGTCTGATGGGTGTGTTTTCCTAGAAGTCAATGATGTTTTCCATCCTAGCACTTCCAAATACTCGGCAAGATCGATGACTGAAGCGACTCGTCCGCAGTTAAATGCTCGAGCCTCGTTTGTGAGGTTAGGCTGTATGGCCATGTCCCTCTCATCGTCGATGATGCCGACCAGGATCTGAGTGATCGCCCTGATGATCGGATCGTCTGGAGAATGGCCCGAGAGCGCCTCCCTCAATTTCTCTTCGTTCATGTTCTGACTCTCCATCACTGCGGTTGGGATTGTGCTCCAGGTGTCACTCCAAGCCGTCCAGTGACTGCGTTTTGCTGCTGTTGGACTGAGAATTGCAGGTTCTCGATGTACTTCTGCAGGTTGGCCTGGAAGAGCTGATCCTGTTGCACCTGCTGCTGGTATTTCGGGTTCGCTTGGAGGATCTGCTGGGCAAAGTTCAGCCTGGCCTGAGCCGTCGGATCGTTCTCGCGCAACTTAGGAGGATTACCCAGTGCCATGAGCCCGATCTCGTCGTTGGTCTCGTCGAACATCTTCTGGCTAGCCGGTCCAGCCTGCATGATGAGCTCGTTGGCCAGAGTCGGATCGACTGCACGCAAAGCCAGGCCGACCAGTTTTGTCCGATCCACGACACCGACCGAGTCCAGAGGCAGCACCAGCGTCGCCAGGGCCTTCAATTTCTCGGTCACGAGGTCAGTAGAGAGCTCTCTGACGTCGAACTTCAGCGACACATCGAAGTCCTGGATGTTGGTCGACAGGGCCACGTTGCTGCCGGTGATCCGAGCCACTTCCTCTGGTCCAACGTACTGCAGAGTGAGCGTCAGCACCTGTCGGAACGCCTCGGTCCAGCCGTGCAGCCAGTTGTTCACGACACGCTGTTGCCGCATCTGGGTGACCGCAGGAGGCACTTTCTCTGTGGGCCGACCAAAGTACCTGTCCACCTGCGCTTCGATCGAGGAGATGAGGTTGAACGCCACCGAGGGCTCCCTGGCAGGCGGCGCCATGAACGAGATCTCGCCAGGACGCAGCACCGGAATCTGCACCGCAGGCCCGAGTCGCAGGTTTCCGCCCCTCGTTTTCGGCACCTGGATCGGCGGAATCGTGTTCAACGACGTGTAGTCGAAGATCGAGTCCCGTTGTGCCTTGATTTCATTCTGCCAGGTGCTGCAGATCTCCGGTACGCCACGAGATTCAGCGATCTTCCGGTGGATCATCTCGCTCCTCCACACCACGAATGGGTACTGACCGTGCTCGTAGTCGATCAACTCGAACTTGCCCCAGGCGCCACCGACCTGCGGACAGAAAACCGTGCAGTAGACCCCCGGGACGCCGTCCTCATCTAGAGCCTTCTGGTAGGCATACACGACCTCCACCAGGTTCTCGCGGTCCAGAAGTGCGTTGTTGGTGAGCCCGATCGTGTACGTGAAGTCCGAGAAGTTGGAAAACTTGCCACGGGTTGCAATCGCCTGCTTGGCCCACTCCTCATCCCACTCGTCAGTCTCCACGTGTTGCATGACT